AATTCTTCAACCATCATTCCTTTGGTTGAATCACCTTGCTGGCCTACATCTACTTCCTGCATTGGACGCAGAGTAGCAATATTAAACCACATTGGATCATAAATTAAAGCTGAGAAATCTTTAACTTCAGTAGTAGCTGCAAGGTTTGCAGGAGTACCATTTGAGTTTTGGAATTGAACAGCATTTGAAAGACCCATAATATAGTTAGGAACTACCATAATATCACCGAAGTCTGACATGTATACGTCTACTGACTGACGGAGTTTACCGTCTGCATCCATGTTACGGCGTACACCAGTATCACCAACCATTAGGTCAGAGAAGTCACGACGTAGCTTTGGAGAAACCATGATACGAGTAGCTTTACCACCTTCTTGATAAATCTTCTGCATTACTTCATCAATATCAGACAGAGCAAGTGAACCTTTAGTAGGTGCTGCAGTAGTTGTCAAAGAAGAACGAATAGTAGCTGTACCATTTGCAGTTGTTGCTGGAGCAGCCCACTGACCTGCATAGTTAACAGTTCCACCATCGTTAATAAACGCTTGGAAACCACCAGCAGAACGTGCATTAGAGTTTTGTGCAGCTACAGCAGCTGATACGTTAAACGAGTGAACCATATCATGCTCAACGTCACGACGAAGTTCAGTACCACGCTTTTTAAGCTGGTATGCATATTCGTCAGCTACGCCAGCCTGATCGACTGCGCGACGTGTGCCTGATACAGCAATAGTTTTACCGTTAATCTGGGTATAGTTACCAAGACGAGTACGGTTTGGCCCATCATGAGCAAACTTAGTGCCTACTGCAGGAGTTGCAGTTGCGCCACCAGTTGCTGGCTCAAGGAAGTCTTGACCTTCTGGAATACGGCTTGAGCCTGGAGCTTCCAGAGTGTCGGTTTGCCATTCGTGATAAATAGCAGTAGCTTTTGTCTTACCAATAGAAGACAGGAAAGGAGTTTCATCACGAGTAATCATCGTGATAAAATCGGCAAGTGACTCACGTTGTGAGACATCTTTACCAGTTGAACGGGCTGGGCCTCCTGGACCACCTGTGCCACGTACACCAAGTACATTAGTCATTTTTTATTACCTCCAACGGTACTAAAGATTTAAAGAGCGTTGTGCAAGACCCCTCAAGAAATCCATTTGTTCCGCTTCAGTAGCGTCTTCTGAAAAAGCACGATCTCGAACTGTTTGTTCACGTTGTGCTTGTTTCTTTTTAGACGATGTAGCCTTTTTAACAGGCGCACGTTTAACTGAAGCTTTTTTCCGTTTAGCTTGACCAGAAGTAATTCCTTGTTTAAGACGTCTAAAGTCGTCTACAAATTTAACAATAGTAGGATCTGCAACCGTATCTAATATTTCGGGTGAGATGCCTTCACTAATAGCAAATTCACGAATTGCCATAGCTGTTTCTTCGTTAAAGTCAGGAATCATATTGGGAATTTTTTCGTTGAAATAATCAAGTTGTTCTTCCCATGCTTTTTCTTGCTGTTGAGACATTTGCTCTTGAATAGTTGTAACAATCTTTTCGCGTTGATTTCTAGCTGACCAATACTCTTTTTGAATTATTTCACGTTTGTCTTTTAATTCATTTACTTCGTATGTATCGCCTTCATCTCTTGCTTTTTGAATTGCTTCTTCAAGTCCATGATACTCTTTAGCTAAACCTTGTTCTTGAGAATAGAGTACAGCGGCACTAGCTTGAGCTGTTGCTTCAATTTCGCCTAGTTTACCTTGATACTCTTCTTCGAGTTGTTTTCTTGCATCACCAAGTTCACGACCCTTCTTTGAAAGATGTTGTTCAGTAGAGTAACCTTTAATAAGATCACCAAAAGATATTGCAACTTCTTCACCATCTATTTTAATGGCTACCTTTGCATCTAAGTCAAGATCGTCTGCAGTATACAAATCAGCATCTTGGGTAGCGTCTTCCGAGGCATCCTCATCTTCTTCATCTACTTCTTCGTCTTCTACTTCTTCTTCAACTTCTTCAGTATCGTCTTCCTCTGACGCTTCGGGTACTTCTTCGTCAGATTCTTCCGTGTCTACTTCAGGGATTTGCTTATCGGGTAGAGATTCTTCATTGTTTAAAAACGCTGTGTTTTTAAGAATATCATCCAGCAAAGCCGCTTCTGTTTGACTATCAGTCGCAACAGAGTCATCCATTTGGGTAGAGCCTGTGTTTGCTTCTGCCATCTTTAAGCCTCCTTCTTAGGTTGCTTGTTAGAATTTATTTTAGACTGGTATTGTTTTTGCAAAGCATACATTTCAGTTAATGTTGATGCGTTAAGTTTTGCTTTACCAGCACTCCTCATTGAATCATATTCTAGAGTGTTAATCATTTCATTAACATTCTCTAAAAGTTTTTCATAATCAATTGGTCTCATTGTTGTCATCCTCTGTTATATGTGGAATGTTTTTACCGTACATTTCAAAGCCCATAAGCTTTTCTTTTACACTACCTAACCCCATTGCTGCTGCATAAAGAAACTCTCTTGTTTTAGTTTCATGAGGGTCAGTTTGTAACCATTCCACAAAGTAGTCTACTAATACTTCTCCATACGCTTCATCAAAGAATTCATCCCGTTCTCTAACTGCAAATTCACCTTTTAATAAGGCTTGTCTAGCTAGTTCTTCGGGATGAATTTTATGATTTCCGTAGGACTTTTTATTGCCCAGCCTCTTCTCGGCTGACTTGCGATACTTGTCCATTTGTTCCTTCTTGTGTTTGTGGCATAATAATTTGTCTTGCCATCATAAGTATTTGATCATAACCTGGATGTTCAGGTAATTCAGAACCTTCTTTTGTTGCTTTAACAGTAAGGTCCGCCCATTCTTGAAAATGCCTATCAATCGATACAGCAAGTTGTCTTGCATTATCGTCCATAGTATTTTTAGCTTGTGCATTAGTATAACCAACATTTGCCTCTGCAAGTGAAGCATCCGCTTCCATTTTACGTTGTTCAACTTTAGTTCTAGCTTGTTTCATCTGACTTTGTTGTTGAATTGCTTGAGCTGCTTTTTGTTTAAATTCATCTGTAGTATAATCTTCTAAGAAATCATTACTATCTAAATTCATAGATTCAATAAGCTTTGTTGCTAATACAGCAGGGGCTTCTGGTTTAATAACCATACCTGCACCTTGTTGATTAAGTGAAGGCAAAATTTCTGAACCCACTTTAGTAAACTTCATAATCATATTATTATTAGAGTTTTCTCCAATATCTAACATAATTTCTACATCCATTTTGGAAGGAAGTTCTGCTAAATCAATAGATCCGTATACACCATTTTGGTTGTAATATTGTTTGCCTTTCATATTCTTTTTCATTGTTTCATAAACGCCACAAATAAGCCGCTTGAATCCAGTCTCCGCAAATCTACGCGCGATATGCTGGATTCGTTTTTGAGCTGCAGATTGAACTGCACTCAGCTTTTGTTCAGAGTTACCTGAAACATAAAGCGTGTCGTTAAGGCCTTGTGCGGCTTTCGACATACCAGTTGCTTGCTCTTTAATTGTTTGTAAGTGTTCAAGCAACGGAACTGTTCCCGTTGAGATAGTCTCAGGGGGTAATGCGGATACTGCTGCTGTCGGATTACCATTAGTAGGAATAATTTGTTTAGGCTTCATATTTTGAAGCGCACTAAAATCAACTACGTTTGGATCCGCTAGCTTTGGCGAATAATTTGTAAGGTATGTATTTTCTACAAATCCACGAAGAATAGCTGTAGAAGCTAGTGTAGAGCTACGAGTAAAGTCTGCCATAGACAAACCATAAAACTCATGTGGAATATCAATAGGAACAATAGATGCGAGGGGAATCATTTCACAATCTTCTTCCCAAAGAATATGGCTTCCAGCAGTAATAATATGTTTAAGCTCTGCGATGCCATCTCCGTCTCTATCTACACGTAACCATGATTCTGTAACAGTTACTTCTGAATTTGCTTCTAGAGAATATATACCTTCTGAATCCATTCCTTGCCAGTAAGTTTGACCTACAATTTCTTTTCGTGCTGCAAGTTCTTGACTGTATGGGCTATTACCTAACCAATTTCCACTTACGCCAAGTTCTGCCCACACGCTTTCATCTAAGTCATTTGCCCATTCAGGGTAATACTTACGCAAATCAGATTTAGTCATATCTTGTTGAATAGCTACATATGAAGCATCTTCAATATCTTTTGCATCTTGACTAATTCTAAATGCTTCTGGTGGAACACATTCTAATTTAATTCTACTTTTATCAATCTTTTTTCTTAATCGAACATCGATATATCTAATTAAATCTGATGTTCCATCGAGCGTTAGCTCGCCGACGATTTCATAATTTGGATTCGCAAGGATCTCGTCTAGCTTAGCTTCGTCAATCGATTCATATTCTTCAATCACATAGTCAGTATCTTCTACATAGTCCCAACGCATAATTGCGTTTTTCCAAAGAAGAGATGCCTTCATCCAAGTTTGTAAAAGTTCCCAGCCTCTGTTCTTTTTAAATAAACAGTAGTTAACAAGCTTAGAAGCTTCTTTAGCTGCTTTAAATGCTCCTGGAGTTTCGTCATAAGGAACAAATCTAGCTAGTTTACCATTGCTTAAAAAGAGATCAGATAATACTGCTGTATACGCTTCCACTACTTCTGTAGTAGACGTATCAACAATGGTACTAACACCTTGCGGCTGTAAATGCGCATGGGGTACACCTGCGAACTCATAAGTTGCTTTTTGACGCTCATGAGTAAGATCACTGCTGTTAAGCCAATCGCCTACACTGTTAGCTACACCTGCTTCAATAAGGCTAATTAACTGTTCATCGTTTACTGCTTCTTTATAACCTGCTTTAGCCATTATACCTTATTCCTCCCTGTATAGAGAGGTTTAGCATTAGCCATAACTTCAGGATTATAACTTTTACTTCCTGGTTGTGATAGCGGAACTTTACGCTCTGCTTTTTTAGGGGTTTTCTTTTCTTTCCCCTGCTGTATAAATCGTGACATTCTCCGCTCCTGGGATTACCATTTCACTTTATTGGCCCAGTAAGCTGCACTCATTGGACCTCTTTTAATATTTTTTCTATGGCGTGCTTTCCACGCTTTATTTCTTTTGCTTCCATCAGGGCTTCCTTTTACGCCTTGAGAGCCAAATCTAATTAATTTTTCTTTACCACCACTCCGTGCAAGCACTGCATGGGACTTTGTAGGATGACTTGGCGTTCGTTTTGGTTTGTTATAACCTGAAAACGTTTCACCACCTTTTTTAATTCTTCCCATTTAATCCTCCACAAAGTCTATAATGTAGTAATGATCGTTATTTTTTTCAAGTGTAACTGTTTTTTTCTTACAACTATATCGATTACCAGATCCTACATTCCTATCGATTTTACGTTTTACAGCAAGACAATCAGATAGTGTAAAGTGAGGAGTCCATTCAATAGGCTCTCCTCCAAGAGTTAAGAATAAAACAAAAAGAGTTTCTTTCATTAGTGGTCTCCATTACGTAATTTTTCTATATGTGCCTCTAATGCAGAAATTCGTTTTTCATAAAACTCTAGCGTAAGCTTTTGTTGTTGATCGTATGGTGCGCGGCCTTCTTCTATTTCGGTTGTTAAAGACTCTAGCTCACCTGCAATGTGTTCTATTAGCATAAACTGTTCACTGTCTGCAGGAAGCGAACCCATTTCACCTCTAGGCCATTTTATTCTAAACTCGGTGTTTTGACCTAAGTCGGCTTTCATCATAGTTATGTTTGTTTCTATTTGATTAAGCCTTTCTATTATACCGAAGTAAGCCCAAGTAGCAACACTGGCTGCAGCAACCATACTTATAATATTTCGTAGAGGTAATGCTACTTCTGTGTTGTCACTTATTTTAGGCATTACTTATCCCCTTTATGTTCATGTCCCATCCATATTCCGAATACGCCTGTCATAACACCCATGACTACCGATACGAAAGCAGATTGTTGTGAAGTTGGATCAGGCAAATCCATAAACCATTCTGCACAACGCCAAGACATAACTGTACTAGCTAACATCATTAGACGAGGTAGTATTTTCCATTTAAGAAATTGTTCTACTGTCACTGGCATTATTCTGTCTCTTCATTTTCCTTTACAACAAAGTATTTATCTAGCATATCGATTTGATCTTGATACTTAGCCATTTCTGATAGTTCAATCTCAATTGCTTCTACAATATCGCTATGCTCACCGATTCCTGCAGGGTTATTTAAATATAC